CACTTTAGATCAACGATGTATCATGAGTTTGGGCATCAAATCCACCAAACTTATGGGCGGCGCGTTTCTGAAAGGGGCAGGGTTTCCGCATTTGACAGGCCATTTGAGGATGAGCTTAAAAAGCGTTGGCTCAAAGTTTACCGATTGAAGAAAAAGCGTTCAAAAGAGTTTTGGAGTAGATACGCTGAAACCGATGCTTTCGAGTGGTTCGCAGAAAGCTTTTCACTTTGGGCCTCTGGGCAAACAGATAAGCTAAACCCTTTGTTCCTTGAAATGATACAGGAGATAATTGATGACGCAAAGCGCCGATAGGATTTTTGAAATAGTTTCTCAGGAAAAAATAACAAAGGAAGATTACCTTGAAATGAAAGCTGAGTGCGTGGGCCTTGAAGTTGATGAGTATAAATTGATTGAAATGGTCGAAAGAAGGCTTGGTGATTTACGTTTAAGGCGCGAAATTGATTTTTGACCGCATACTGGAAAAGAAAATCTATCTATGGTAAGTTGCGTTCACAAGTTTAAACTCAACGGACAGCGGTTTGCTTGTCCATTAATGGCAAGTAAGACCCAAAGGAAATTGATATGAGTGACGATATTGAGTTCAAAGATGAAACGCTGGACGTCAGGTTTGACATTAAAGCGATGGAAGATGATGAAAAAGGCGAGTTCAGCGGATACGGCTCAATCTTTGGAAACAAGGACCTTGGCAATGATGTTGTCGTTGAGGGCGCTTTCGCTAAGTCTATTGGCCGCAAGGGCGCTAAGGCTGTTAAAATGCTTTACCAGCACCGCGCAGACGAACCTATCGGGGTCTTTGATGAAATCATAGAAGATCGTCGCGGCCTAAAGGTCAAAGGTCGTTTGGCTATGGGAACCCAGCGGGGCCGCGAAGTTTATGAATTAATGAAAATGGGCGCGATTGATGGCTTGTCTATCGGTTACCGCGTCGACGCAAAGGGCTACGATTATGACGATAAGGGCAAGCGCCGTTATTTAAAATCAGTAGACCTTATGGAGATTTCTGCCGTAACCTTTCCAATGAACCCCAAAGCTAGGGTTTCAGCGGTAAAGAGCGACAGAACAGTCCGTGAATGGGAAGAAGTCCTGCGGGATGCAGCGGAACTTTCCAGAAGCGAGGCGAAAGTTGCAGCTTCGGCTGTGGCAAAGGCACTGGAACAGCGGGATGCTGGCGCTCAGGAAATGCCTTCTGAACTGGTAAGCGAGTTAGATCGCCTAACCAATATCCTTAAATCCTAAACAGAAAGGTTGATTGTCATGGATGATAATCTCAAAACTTATCTGGAAGGACTGAACGGTGCTTTTGAAGAATTTAAAGCAACAAACGATCAGCGCCTTGCAGAAATCGAAAAGAAGGGCGAAGCCGATCCGTTGGTTGAAGCCAAATTGTCAAAGATCGAAGCTGATCTTGACCGCTTTGAAACTGTGAACCAAAAGCTGGTTCAGCAAGAAAAAGCATCCGAAGGTTTCGCTGAGAAGCTTGACGATATTGAAACACTCTTGAAGCGCCCAAATTCTGGCGTTGAAACCAAGAGCGTTGATTTTGCTGTAAAAGCTTGGGACAAGTTTATGCGTAAAGGCAACGAAGGCTTAGACGCCGACGAAGTTAAAGCGCTGACTGTTGGAACAGCCGCCACAGCGGGTAACTTGGCTCCAGAGGAATATGTTGCTGAGTTAATCAAGATCGTTACTGAAATCTCACCAGTTCGTTCTGTTGCTCGCGTTCGCTCAACAACTTCCAAAGAAATCGAAATCCCGACAAAGGATGCAAATTTCGCGGCAGCTTGGACAGCGGAAACTGGCACACGCTCAGAAACCACTGGCTATTCAACAACCTTGAACACTATCGCCACCCACGAGCTTTATGCTCTGGTCGATATTTCTTCAATGTTGCTTGAAGATAGTGCTTTCGACATGGAAGCCGAAATGAACCAAGAGTTCGCTGAGCAGTTTGCAAAAGGCGAAGGCGCAGCGTTCATTGCTGGTAATGGCACAAACAAGCCAACAGGTATCACTAACGGGAATACCGTTGCTCACACCGCCACAGGTGCAGCATCAGCGGCGATCTCTACAGATAACCTGATGGACTTGGTTCACGGTTTGAAATCAGAGTATGCGGCTAACGCTACAATGATGTTCAACCGCGCAACTTTGGGCATTATCCGTAAGTTGAAAGATACAGCGGGCCAGTACATTTTCCAAACTGGTTTCTCTGGTCAGTCTGGCGCTCCAAACACAATCATCGGTATCCCGTATGTGGAAGCCCCTGATGTAGCAGATGCGGCTTCTGGCGCAAAATCTGTTCTCATCGGTGATTTCCGTCGCGGATATATGATCGTTGATCGTGTTGCGCTTTCAGTATTGCGCGACCCATACAGCCAAGCGGCAACGGGCCTTGTCCGTTATATCGCTCGCCGCCGTGTCGGTGGTAAAGTGGTTCTTGCCGAAGCTATGCGCGTTCTGAAACACGCAACTTCATAAAGAGCAAACGAGGGGAGCGTCCACCCGCCCCCCTCACCCTTCTAGGAGTGGATCTATGAAGCAAGTGCAAATGATTTATAGCGTGGCTGGTGAAAGCAACGCATCAGGGACCGAAGCCCGAAAATATATGGTGGGCGAGGTTCTGCCTTTAGATAAGCCTTGGCAAAAGAAACTGGCTAAGTCTATGATCGAACGCGGCGCAGCCATTGAGGTGCAGGGCAACGCGGGGCCAGAAGAAACAAAAGCCAAGCGCAAGAAAGCCCCTGCAAAAAAATAAGGGGGCAATATGCCAAGAGATATTAATTCGACAATCAAGACAGCTTTACTTCAACCAGAGGTAAAGCTTTTCTATGCGATTGAGTTGAACTTCTACAATCCAAGCACAAGCACCGCCGCGCCTCTTAGATTTTGGACGGGGGTAGGAACAACAACCCTCAACAGTCAAACCTATTATGGCACTGGGGAATTACTGCAAATATCTGGGCTTGAGGAAGTGGCTGATTTAAAGGCCACAGGCATCAGTTTAACTTTATCTGGCATCCCTACCTCAATAGTAACTGCGGCGCTTGCTCACGAATATCACGGGCGGTCAGCGTATGTTTACTTTGGGGTGCAGGGAAACGCTAACCTAACCAATATGTTTGAGGGTTATATGGATCAGCTTTCGATCCAAGATGGCCCAGAAACATCTACGATCCAAGCCAAGCTTGAAAGCAAGCTTATTGACTTGCAGCGCACGAGGCCATTTAGATACACTCAGGAAAGCCACTCAAATATTTATTCGGGAGATACGTTCTTTTCTTTTGTCGAAGATTTGCAAGACAAGAAAGTAGATTGGGGCAAAGGTCTGGGATGAGGTATCAACAGGAATTTTTATCTTCTGTTTATATAGAAATTCAAGCCCTCATTCAGTTGCATTGGGAACAGATCGCGCTCAACAAAGACGAAATAAAACTTAATCCTGATTGGGATCAATACGAAGCGGCAGAGGAGCAGGGCGTTTTAAAGGTTTTTACCGCCCGTGATGATGGGGTTTTGGTAGGTTATTTTGTGGTCTTAGCCCAGAGGTCAATGCACTACAAAGATCACATTTTCGCTTATAATGACGTTTTGTTTTTGCACCCAGACTATCGAAAGGGATTGGCTGGAATGAAGCTTTTGAAGGTGGCTGAAAAATTCCTAAAAGAAGATGGCGTTTCTTTGCTGATTGTAAATACAAAGGTCCATAAACCATTTGATGCGCTCCTTGAAAGAATGGGTTATACTCACATCGAAAATAATTTTTCTAAAAGGTTGAACTGATGATAACAGGTGCAGCGGTTTTAAGCGCAGTTGGTGTTACTGGCGCAAGTGCAGGGGTCACATATGCCGTTGGGGTCGCTGTTGTCGCAACCGTTTCAGCGGTCGCCATAAATGCCGTTGTTCAAGACAAGCTAAAGGGATTAAATCAAACTGGGAAGTCCAGAGGACTGACAAATAACATTGATCCAGTAGGAGATTTTGAGCTTGTTTATGGGGAGGTCCGCAAGGGCGGGCTTATTACCTACGCAGAGGTAAGTTCGGATAACAAG